TCGTAAGAAGGTTGAGAAGTATGAGACTATTCTAAAACATGCAATGGCTGAAAAGACTGGTGTGTTCTTCATCTGTGGTGCGTCAGGTGAGAAGGATAGCATGGGGTTGCCTGAGAAGATTATGGTTTGCCCAGCATACGGACTAGATGGTTTTGCAGCATATAAGAAGTATAGAGACTATGACGCACCCGGCTGGTGAGGCGAGGATGAAACTGTACACAAGTGACAAAGACTTTGACCTATTGCATCAGGCAGTGGACAAAGCAAGAAAGAATGCAAGGGAAGTAAAAGTACCTAGACAATCTATTCTAAATGTGTTAATGGATCATGCTAACTTTATCGCTACACTCAAACAACATGGAGAGAACATTGAGTATCCGAATGGAAAAGGCGATTGATCTACTTGCCAGAGTGGCAGAAGATATCACTGATCCAGTTCGTTGCTATCGTCTTGCGGCAGGTGTATGGCATAAAAATACTTTGATTGGTTTAGGTGTCAACTCGTATAAGACTGACCCTTTCCAAGCAAGGTATGGTAAACATGAGCATGCTATACACCTGCATGCAGAGGTAGCAGCAATTAAAAATGCAGTTCGTAGTGCGGGAGATGACCTATCAAAGTGTACGATGGTTGTTGTTAGAGTAAAAAGAAAGAAGGATAAATCAAAAGATTTTAAATTAACACTTGCTAAACCCTGCAAAGGATGTTACAAATGTATTGTAGAGTTCGGTCTTAGGAAAGTATTCTACACAACAGAAGAAGGAATAATTCAATTATGATTGAAGCTAAACTAGACTTAGGAAAACTTAATGGACAAATTGAAATTCATTCGGATGGTTTATACATTGCTATTTATATCAATAGTAGTGATACTATTAAAGCTCTTTGTAAACTTTCACTCGATGATTTAGTATTAGATTATGTTCAAACTTCTACACATAATAATTTAATATTAGAGAAAGATTTCTCAGAACTTTATGCAGAAATAAACGGAAGTTTATTAATGTTAGAAGAACTAATCGATGATGACTTCCCCGACTCAGGATTTACAGATGACTTTTCAACTACTCACTAATTTAAAATTCTTAGTAAAAGAATTATCTAATCAAGAGATACAACATATCGATCCTTTGCGAATGAGGATAACATTACAAGGGTTAATTGATGCAGAGAAAGAGAAAGAAATGACGCAGTATAGAACAGGTGTAGTACCAGAAATACTAAACGAAATCAACGACTTAATAGACTTAGCTAATGATATTTCTATCAGTAAAAATGAAGAACAAATCTTTACATTAGCATTGTCTTTATCTTTATTAAAGGAGAAAGTAGCAAAGGAATTTATTGGAGATGTTGAGTGAATTAGAACTAGCTAAGAAAGAAATACAGCTACTAACTGAACAACTTTATACACAATATAAAATTAATAAAGAGTTAAGAAAAGAGATAGAGTACTGTAAAGTTAAGTTAGAAAGTTGTGAAAATGTTTTAGAACAATTGTCAGTAATTAAACTAAAGTAGATGAACAATGATAATAGAACTTATAGTAATAAACGCAGTGATTGTAGGATGTTATTTAATATTAGGATCATTAGTATGAAAACATTAACAACAATTTTTATAGTTCTTTCAGTGTTGATGTGGACTACTGCATCAGCATCAAGTCAAACAGAACATGATAAACAACTAGATTGTTTAGCAGAAGCTATATACTTTGAGTCAAGAGGTGAAACTTTTCTAGGCATGTTAGCAGTTGGTACTGTTATCATGAATAGGGTAGAGCATAAGAAATTTCCAAACACTATTTGTTCTGTTGTTTATGCAGGGAGACATCGCAATGGTAAACCATTAAGAAATAAATGTCAGTTTAGTTATTACTGTGATGGTAAACCTGAACATCTTAAAGATAGCTTTGCTAGAACAGAGTCTTATGAGATTGCTAACTTTGTTATGGTGGGTGCTAGGGTGGGACACCTTAGTAAAGCATTGTATTATCATGCTAGTTATGTTAATCCTTCTTGGCCTTATAAAAAGCTATTAGTATTAGGAACACATATATTTTATGGAGAAAAAGATGGTTAAGAATTTATGGGATAGAGATAGAAAAAGTATTTATAGAGGACTTGTAAAAGAATATCAACAAGAGGGGTACAACATAAAAGAAGCTAGGCGTTTAGCTGCTCAAGAGACTGACGAGATTATGGCTGATAAAAAGTTTTTTGTAGACACACTTATTGAAGTAGAGGAGGAAGAGGCTGGTGAAGATCGAACTTATTAATTCTATGGGTGACGATTTAACTGTCGTTAATTCAGCTAGAGTTTCTTTTGATAAAGAAAGTGAATGGGAAAACATAACTCCCGCTGGACCTATAAACCACCTCCTTACAGAAAAAGATACAAAGTTAATAAATTACCTTGCAAAACATAATCATTTTACACCGTTCACCCACTGTACTATTACAATGAGAGAGACTGTTCCCATCTTTGTTGCCCGACAAAGGTTTAAACATACCATAGGATTTAGTTATAATGAGGTATCAAGGAGGTATGTATCTGATGATCCAGAGTTCTTTTATCCTAATGTGTGGAGAGAGAAAGCTGATAATGCAAAGCAAGGTAGTGGGACAGGACATATAGATATAAACCCAGTAGGCAACAGACCTCCTCCTATGGTTGACGAATACCACCATGCTATAAAGAAATGTATCTGGACTTATAAATATTTATTAGGTAAAGGGGTCTGCCCAGAACAGGCTAGGATGGTACTACCACAATCTATGTATACAAGTTACTATGTTACTGGTTCTTTATACGCATGGGCCAGAGCTTATAATTTAAGGAGTGAACCACATGCACAGGAAGAAATACAATTCGTCGCAAAATACTGGGACACTATTATTAAAGAATTATTTCCTACTTCATGGGAGGCTTTGACTAATGAATGATAGATGGTTGGTACAAATTAACGACGAGAATGGAAGCGAAAAATCTTTAACATTTGAAACAAAAGAAAAGGCTGAAGAGTTTATTGAGGATAGAGTTGAAATGGTTAGGCACTTAGGGTATAATCCCAATGAGGTATACTATTTAATTCCTATACAGTAAGTTCTACGAACTGTATAGGGATTAAATAGAGGAGAGATTATGGAACAAGACAGCGGCAAATTTCTACGACACACATCATGTGATAAGTGCGGATCGTCAGATGCTAATGCAGTGTACGACGATGGCACTACATGGTGCTTTTCTTGCGAAACATATGGAAGTGAGGATAACATGGAAGCGGCAGAATCGCCTATCAAGAATGTCTATACAACTAATTTATCAAGCGGTCAGGTAACTGCACTGCATGATCGTAAAATATCTACAGATACTTGCAAGTCCTATGGTGTGACCACACTAAATAACAACGGCACTATCTTCAAACACATTTATCCTTACCATGACGAGTCTGGTAATAAGATAGCCAACAAAATTAGAACAGTTCAGAACAAAGCTTTTCTTTCTGAAGGTAATATGTCTGGTGCTGTTTTGTTTGGACGTAAACATTTCTCTGCTAAAGGTAAATACATTACTATCACAGAGGGTGAGCTTGATGCTATGGCAGCTTACCAAATGTTTGGCAGTAAGTGGCCTTGTGTATCTGTCAAGTCTTCTAGCTCTGCCCTCGCAGACTGCAAGAAAAGTTTCGACTATCTTAATTCCTTTGAGAATATTATTATTTGTTTTGATAATGATACACAAGGTCAGAAAGCATCTGAGAAAGTTGCTGGTTTGTTTGAACCACACAAATGTAAGATCGTAAAACTTACACAGTTCAAAGATGCCTCTGACTATCTTCGTACTGGACATCAAGAAACCTTTGTCCGTACATGGTGGTCAGCAGAACCTTACACACCAGCAGGTATCTTAAATCTTGATTCTCTCGGAGACTCTCTATACGACGAGGATTTCTGTGAGACAGTTCCCTATCCTTGGACAGGACTAAATAAAAAGATATACGGTATGCGTACTGGAGAGTTGCTAACCTTTACATCAGGTTCTGGTATGGGTAAGAGCAGTATCATACGGGAACTTATGCACCACATCATGAAGAGTTCAGCGGACAACATTGGTGTACTTGCTTTGGAAGAAAGCATTCGTAACACTGCATTGAACATCATGTCTGTTGAGGCTAACCAACGTCTATACATCAAGGAGATACGAGATACTTTTTCTATCGACCAGCTACAGAAATGGCAGACTGATACCGTAGGTACAGGCAGATTCTTTGCCTTCGATCACTTTGGTTCTATCTCCAATGACGAGATACTAAATCGAATACGCTTCATGGCAAAGGCTCTTGATTGTAAATGGATTATTCTTGATCACCTATCAATCCTTGTGTCCGGTCAGGAAGATGGAGATGAACGTCGATCTATTGATATACTAATGACAAAGCTACGATCCCTTGTAGAGGAGACAGGAGTGGGCTTGTTACTTGTGTCCCACTTACGACGAGCATCAGGTGACAAGGGTCATGAGGATGGACGAGAGGTATCCCTAGCACATCTCAGGGGTAGTCAAAGCATAGCCCATCTCTCAGACGGAGTCATAGCCTTGGAAAGAAACCAACAAGAAGAGGACGAGACACTGGCGAACACCACCGTTGTTCGTATCCTGAAGAACAGATACACAGGAGAGACAGGCATCGCAACCTACTTGTATTATGATAAAGAAACTGGTAGGATGTCAGAGATTTCTAATCCCTTTGAAGTAAACGATGACGATGAGGAGACAGATTTTGACAGCATCTAGAGTTAAGAAAAAGTTTGATCGTAACCTGTATAACATGGTCAATAAAAAGAGTGTTGATGCAGGTAAAAAATATTTAAAATCTATAGGGCATAGGATTACATCTACTAAGGAAGACTTCAAGGTAGATATCCGTAGCTCTAAAGATGGTGAGCAATACCTTACAGAAGTAGAGGTGAAGCTAGTATGGGATGGTAAGTGGCCTGATCATTGGAAAGATATTCAACTAAGTGAACGTAAGAAAAGACTTATTGAATATGCAAAGAACANTGAAAAAGATTTATGCTTCCTTATCTTTAATAAAAGCTTTACATCTGCTTGGAAAATTGATAGTAATATACTGGATGACTGTGAACTAAGGGAGGTTCCCAATAGGTTTGTATCTAAAGGAGAATACTTCTTTATTATTCCAACTGAAAAGGCTGAATTTATTACATTATGAAATGCATCCTTGACATAGAAACGAACGGGCTTCTAGACGAAGCAACTACTGTCCACTGTATAGTGGCTTATGACATCGACGGTAAGAAGCCCTACGTTTTCAAGGGCGATGAATGTCGAGCAAAGTTTCCTAGCTTTGCAAAGAATGTATCACAGTTTATTATGCACAATGGTTTGTCTTTTGATGCACCTGTGCTTAATAAGCTATGTGGTACAGAGATTAAAGACAACAGTATTTTAGATACCTTAATCCTATCACAGTTGTTTAATCCCATGAGAGATGGTGGACATTCACTAGCATCATGGGGTGAACGATTTAATTTTCCTAAAGGAAACTTTGATGGGTTTGATTTCTATTCTGAAGAGATGTTAGAGTATTGTAAACAAGATGTTAATATAACATATAAACTCTACAACCATCTAAAGAATGAAGGTTCTAAGTTTTCTAAAAGAAGTATTGATTTAGAACACCGGATAAGAAAGATTATAAATGATCAAGAAGACTTTGGTTTTTATCTAAACATTCCTTATGCAACAACCTTTATGGCTACGTTACAAGACAGGTCAGGAGATATTTATAACCAATTACAAGATGTGTTTCCTCCTGTTGTAACGTCTGGCAGGGTACACAAAAGAAGTGGTAAACCTTTAAAAGATATTATTGAACCTTTCAATCCTGCATCTCGTAAGCAGATCAGTGAAAGATTAATAGAGTTAGGTTGGGAACCAACAAAGAAAACTGATAAGGGTAATGTTATAGTAGATGAAGGAGTATTAAGTACGATTGACTTAGAAGAAGCTAAATTAATATCTGAATATTTATTACTACAGAAACGACACACTCAGATAGCTTCATGGGTAGAAGCTGTTAAAACTGATGGAAGGGTACATGGTAGGGTACTAACGCTACGGACTGTTACAGGTCGAATGGCACACACCTCACCTAACATGGCTCAAGTACCTGCAGTGTACTCTCCCTTTGGAAAGGAGTGTCGTTCCTGTTGGACTGTGGAAAACCCAGAGACACATAGTCTTGTAGGGACTGATGCTTCTGGGTTAGAGTTAAGAGGACTTGCTCACTTCATGGATGATCAAAGGTTTACCGATGAGATTTTAACAGGTGATGTACATACAGCAAATCAAAAGATGGCTGGATTACAAAACAGAGATCAAGCAAAAACATTTATTTATGCTTTATGTTATGGTGCAGGTGCTGCTAAGATTGGTTCTATTGTAGGAGGAGATGCAAAGACAGGAGAAAGATTAATAAGTAAGTTCATGGGTAACATGCCTAAGTTTGGTTTATTAAAAAATAAATTGACAGAAGCTTCAGAGTCTGGCATTATCCGAGGACTAGATGGAAGGCTATTACATATCAGATCACCGCATGTTTCTCTTAATACTTTAATACAAGGATCAGGTGCGGTGATATGTAAACAATGGCTTGTTCAAATGACAGATAAAATAAAAGAGTCAGGAGTAGATGCAAAACTTGTAGCCAGTGTTCATGACGAATACCAATTCGAGGTCGCCAATGCCGACACAGAAAAGTTTGGTGCGATTACGAACGCTGCAATTAAAGAGACTGAAGAGATACACAATCTCAAGTGTCCATTAGATTCTGAATTTAAAGTAGGAAAAAATTGGTCAGAAACGCATTAAGTTCTTGACATTCTAAATTAGTTATGGTAAAACTATTATACTGAAACAGACATGAAAGGAAAATATATTTATGTCCAAGTGTGAATCGAAAGTATTAGCTGCCCTTCGTAAGGGCATGAGAGTAACTCGTAAGACTGCTATTGAACGAGGTTGGTGTGAGAATTTAACAGCAACCATTTCTAAACTAAGGCAAAAAGGTTTCTTAATTGAAACTATCAAAGCCAAGCTACCTGAAGGTGGTAGCTATACTCGTTATCGTTTACATGAAACAGCAGGAAGCTAAAGGAGTTTAACATGGTTGATCGTAAATATAATATTGTTTCTGGTACTGCTTATTGGGCGTCTGTCGCTGCACCTAACACCACATTCGATAGTGATGGTGTTTGGGAAGTTAATGTTTGCAACCTAGACGACGATGCTAAAGCAACCCTAGAAGCAGACGGTGTACTCATCCGAAACAAAGGTGATGAGAAAGGAGATTACGTCCAGATCAAACGTAAGGTCCGGCGTAGTGACGGTGGAGTTAATACTGCACCAAAGGTCGTTGATTCCAATAATTCCCCCATGCATAATACCCTTATTGGAAATGGCTCCCTCGTTAATGTTAAGTATCGTTCTTATGATTGGAAGTTCGGTAACAAAACAGGAGTCGGTGCTGACCTAGTAGCTCTTCAAGTAGTAGACTTGGTAGAGTACCAACAGGCAGGAGGTTCGGATTTTGCTCCTGTCGCTGGCGGGTTTACATCTTCGGAAGAAGATATCCCGTTCCCCTCTAACTAATGGTAATGGGCAGGGCTTTTCGGAGTCCTGCCCTACCCATCATGGAAAACATACACACTCTTATAGAAGATATCTATTCATTATTTACGGAGGATAGTGATGCTCGTAGATCAAAAGATGATCTAGATAAAGCGGCAAAGAAAGCCGGAAGAAATATAGCTACTGCTTTAGTTACAGCTATAGAAGAGAGAAAAGAAAAGAGACCTAATACATTACGTCTATCAAACATAGGTAGACCAAAGAGACAGTTGTGGTATCAGCTTAATGAAGTGTCTGGAGAGTCTACACTAAACCCAAGTGATTACATTAAATTTATTTATGGTCATATGCTTGAAGAGTTAGTTCTATTTCTTTCCTATGCTTCTGGTCATCATGTATCAGAGCAACAGAAAAAGGTTAAGATAGGAGGTGTTGTAGGGCATAAGGATTGTAAGATTGATGGAGTCACAGTAGATGTAAAGAGTGCATCAGCCTATGCCTTTAAGAAATTTAAAGAAGGAACACTTTCAGAAGATGATCCCTTTGGTTACGTCAGTCAGCTATCTGCTTATGCTAAAGCAAACAATGAAAAGGAGGCAGCTTTCTTAGCTATTGATAAGTCAAGTGGCGAGCTAACATTATTACCTTTACATCAGATGGAGTTCGATGATGTTGAAACAAAGATTGAAGACATTAAAAAATCCTTGGAGCAACCAGAGCCGCCGTCTAAATGTTACGAAGACGTTCCCTTCGGGAAGTCTGGTAATCGCCACCTTGCCGTTGGTTGTAGGTACTGTGATTATAAGCGCCTGTGTTGGGCTGATGCTAACAATGGTCAAGGGCTTCGGGAGTTTAAGTATGCGTCTGGTCCTGTATATCTCACAGAAGTTAGATCAGTTCCTAATGTGGAAGAAGTTAAGTGAAAACCCAGAGTGCAAAAGCAAAGGGTAGGAGATTTCAACAGTGGGTCAGAGACAAGCTGATTGAGATACTCTCTATAAATGAAGAAGACGTAGAGAGTAGGAGTATGGGAGCCTCTGGAGAGGATTTAATAATGGCACAGGCGGCTCGTCAGAGGTTCCCCTTCTCCATTGAGTGTAAGAATCAAGAGAAGATAAATATATGGAACTCTTACAGTCAAGCAGAAACAAATTCAGGTAAGTATGAACCTATACTATTTATAAAAAAGAATAACAAGAAACCATTGGTGGTTATAGATGCGGAATATTTTATTAACTTATATAGAAAATAATCAAAAGCTTCATGTATATGATCCTATCGAAAAGTTTCCTGATCCTAATGTAGAACTTTTTAATGGAGTAATTTTGCAAGCTTTAGTTGACATATGTAGTGAAGAAGAGTATGTTACGAAACACCACAAGGGAGCTAAAGAAGAGGCTATGGCTTGGTTCTTTTCTACTGTGGTATCTGTTGTGGATAACTTCGATATGGTATGTGACCTAGCAGGTATTAATTCTAGCAAGGTAAGAGACTTTGCTAGACGTATTACATTATCAGATAACAAAGACGTATTGAGGCAACAAATGTTGAAACATTTTCATGACTGAATCTAGAGAAGATTTTACATCGTACATTGTAAGGAGGCATAAAGAATTGGATTTTGATACGAGTGCTAAATCTACACAGGTAGGTGGTAATCATTATAAAGATTGTAAGATACAACCCGTTGACTATATACATGCTAATGAATTAGATTTCTTTGAGGGTAACATTGTAAAGTATATTACTCGTCATAGAAAGAAAGGTTCTGGTCCAGAGGATATCAAGAAGGTGATCCATTACGCAGAGCTTATTTTACAGTTGGCCTATAACGAAAAACAGTAGGGGAATTAAATGTTTAAGTCTAATAAAAATCCACAGTTTAGATCAAAGTTTTCAGAAGACATTTTCTATACAAAGTACTCTCATGAAGGTGCAGAGACTATGCATGAGTTGGCGGCTACGCTTGTAGAAGATGTATGTCAAAAGCATATGAGTAAGTCTGAGAAGGACGAACTTGTAAGTCACATTGCGGACCTACGTTTTCTGCCCGGAGGACGCTATCTTTACTATGCAGGTAGAGATAAAAAGTTTTTTAATAATTGTTATCTATTAGATTGTGAAGAAGACACAAGAGAAGATTGGGCTAACCTCTCATGGAAGGCTGAGTCCTGTCTGATGACAGGTGGAGGTATTGGTGCTGACTACTCTGTGTACAGAGCAGAGGGTAAAACTCTAGGAGGTACTGGTGGTATCTCCAGTGGTCCTCTACCTAAGATGCAGATGATCAATGAAATTGGACGAAGGGTCATGCAGGGTGGTAGCCGTAGGTCTGCTATCTATGCAAGTCTTAATTGGAAGCATGAAGATATCTATAAGTTTCTTGGATCAAAGAACTGGAAAGAGATGCCTATAGGTACAACAGGTCAGACGTTGTTCGATGTTAAACAGGATGATTTTAATTTTCCTGCTCCACTTGATATGACTAATGTCTCTGTTAATTATGATACAGAGTGGCTGTTAAACTACTGGAATACAGGAGAACTTGGAGATGTCTTTATCACTAATGTACGGCAAGCTTTATCAACCGCAGAACCCGGCTTTAGCTTCAACTTCTTTGACAAAGAACATGAGACACTTAGAAACGCCTGTACAGAAGTTACAGCAAACAACAGGAATGCACAGGACGGAGGTGATGATTCCGATGTATGTAATCTGGGTAGTCTTAATTTTGCTAGGATTGATGGCGTTCAGCAACTTCGTTCGGTGGTCGAACTGGCTACCAAATTCTTAATCTGTGGCACACTACGAGCGCAGCTACCCTATGATAAAGTTTATAGAACAAGGGAAAAGAATCGTCGCCTTGGTCTAGGTTTGATGGGACTACATGAGTGGCTTATCCAACGAGGAAGCCGTTATGAAACAACAGAAGAAATGCACCGTTGGTTAAAAATTTATAAGTCAGAATCAGATAAAGTTTCTAGAGACTTTTCTAATAAACTAAATATCTCTAGCCCTGTTGCTATACGAGCAGTAGCCCCAACAGGTACAATAGGAATTATTGCTGGTACATCAACGGGTGTTGAGCCTATCTTTGCTGTAGCTTACAAGAGAAGGTATCTAAAGAATCGGAGGTGGCATTACCAGTACGTTGTTGATAGTGCAGCACAGGAGATGATTGAGTTGTATGACACTGATCCAGATAAGATTGAGTCAGCTATAGACTTAGCTACAGACTACGAACGTAGGCTTTCTTTTCAGGCAAACATTCAAGAGTATGTGGATATGTCAATCTCCAGTACGATTAATCTTCCTGCTTGGGGATCAAAAGAAAACAATGAAGACCTTGTTGTTCCCTTTGCTAATACACTTGCTAAGTATGCACATAGACTTAGAGGATTCACCTGCTACCCTGATGGTAGTCGAGGAGGACAACCTCTAACTGTAGTACCATATAAAGAAGCTGTAGATAAACTTGGTGAAGAGTTTGAAGAGAACATCCAGACACATGATATCTGTGAGATAGCTGGTACAGGAGGGGTCTGTGGCGTTTAAGAAAACAGAAGATATCAAAAAATATAGAAGAGAATACATGAGAAGATATCGATCAATTCCTGAGAATAAAGAACGTATAAGACAGCAAGCTTGCCTCCTAAACAGGAAACGGTTAGCTACATTTAGCGGGAGAATTGTACAGATAAGAGCAAGAAGCAAAAGAAAAAATCTTGAATTTAATTTAACAGAAGAATACTTAGAAAGTATTTATCCAACTGAAGGTATGTGTCCATTGCTAAACATAGCATTAGATTGGGATAGTCCTCCTTATCATGATAACACTCCTTCATTAGACAGAATTGATAATAGTAAAGGATATATAAAAGGAAACGTACACTGGGTAAGTTGGAGAGCTAATAGGCTTATGAGTAATATGCAACCAGATGAAATTTTTATGCTCGCCCAAAACTACAAAAAGATATACGACGAAGCTATACTCTCGTAGCTCAATGGATAGAGCAACAGACTTCTAATCTGTAGGTTGCAGGTTCGAGTCCTGCCGAGAGTGCCAAATAAATACTTGACAATAATAATAAACTATGATATACACTAAGAAGGGAACGCCACAATGGGTTCCCAAACATCTTGCTTAAAGGAGATAAAAATGTTTACAGAGTTTATGAACAACCATGTTGTAGGTTTAAATGTTTTATTTGACGAGTTAAAAACAATGCAGGGAAATGCTGAGAAGGGGAACTTTCCTCCCCACAGAATAACTAATTATAAAAATGAAAAGTACTACTTAGAATTTGCAGTGGCCGGGTACTCTAAAGAGGAGTTAAACGTAGAGCTAACAGAATCAGATATTCTTGAGATTAGTTCTAACGGATCAGAACAAATGTACAACAAACTCATTGGTGCTAATGGCGATACAGATTGGAAATGTACATATGATGGTCTTGCTTCTAGAGCTTTTAAGAAAGAGTTTAAGTTGTCTCCCTTTATGGAAATCAAAGAGGTAACATATACAGATGGTATTCTTACAATAGCTATCTACAAAAAAGTTGTAGACGAGAAAGAAACAAAAACATTTGAAATTAATTAACAGGAGGGGGAGGCAGAAATGTCTCCCCTATAACCTATGTCAAAAGAAGTAAATAAAAAAATCTTAGAAACCTATCCGGTAAAAAAGAAAACAAGTATTGGTATGTCGGTTCTTTCAAGACCAACTAACAAATCAAAACGTAAAGCTTGGAAACCTTACAAAGGACAAGGAAAGTAATGAGTAAATTCTTAAAGTTAGACAATGAAGTATTTAATATTTTTTGGCCTGACTTGAGTAAACTTTTTATAAAGGTTATTAAAACTCAAGCATCAGGAAGAGATAGCCTTGAGCTACTACACACAAAGATTTCTAATAAGCTATTAGATGTGTGGGTCTACAGAGGAGAGGATGGTGTATACAATAATGATGGAGTTATTGAGGCTGCATTCTGCACAAGCATCACAGAGTATCCCGGTAAACGTAGTCTCTTCTGGGGCTATATGTCAGCAGATAATAATACTATGAATAACTGGAAAGAATCTTTATGGACTACTCTTAGAAACTATGGCAATCAAAATCAATGTGACTGCATAGAATACTTTTCAAACAGAACGGGATGGACTAGAGTGTTAGAAGAAAACGATGACGTTGAAAACATTGAGCCAATAGGCACTGTATTTGAGATTAAATTGTAATGACAACAGATAACACCATACCTAATATTTATATTGGTTATGACTCTAGAGAGGATCAAGCTTATAGGGTTTTAAGAGAGTCAATCTTGGATCATACAAGCGCACCTGTAAATATTATTCCCTTGAAACAGGGACGACTTAGAGATATTAATTTTTACAGACGAAGCTACTATGTATCGGGTGATGGTATTAAGTTAGACGACACAGACAGGAAACCATTCTCTACAGAATTTAGTTTCACTAGATTCCTTGTACCGTTTCTAAATATGCATAGAGGTACTGCTCTTTTTATGGACTGTGACATGCTAGTCAGATCAGATATTATGGAAGTTTTTGATATTCCTAAACACTCAGAGAGGAAAGCTCTCTGGTGTGTCAAACATGACTACAATCCTAAGTCTGCTATCAAGATGGATGGACAGGTACAGCAGCAGTATAGTAGAAAGAACTGGTCTTCTTTTATTTTGTGGTCCTGTAGCCACCCCAACCATAAAAATCTTACTATAGATGATGTCAATTTAAAAACTGGTTGGTACTTACATAACTTTCAGTGGTTAGATGACAAAGATATTGGAGAGATTGATCAAGCATGGAACTGGTTAGACGGGCATTCGGATGATACCCTTGATGCAAAGAATGTACATTTTACGAGTGGTGGTCCTTGGTTTAAAGAATGGGAACCAAGACAAAGATCAGACGCTAAGTATGCTCTAGAGTGGGAAGTTTTATCAGACAGTATTGAAGTAGAAGAAGTTCTCGGAAAGGAGAAACAATTAAAATGGAAAAAATCTTATGTTTAAAAATGTAACTGTAGTAACTTCCTTTTCAGAGGATGGTTGGGATACCTACGCAAAAGATATGATCTGGTCCGTCGCAGAAAACTTTGCACCAGAGATTAAAGTGGTAGCTTATTATCATGACTTTGATATTACAACAAAAGAATTACCTGAATCAAAAAACATTGAGTATCGAAACTTAAATAATCTTGAGGACATGCTTGAGTTTAGAGAGCAGTTTAAAGAGTATGATGGTACAATGGGTGGTAAGGCTATCTATAACTTTAGAGTAGATGCTATTAAGTTTTGTCATAAAGTATTTGCTATTTCCGATTGTGCTTTTGGAATGGTTGAGTCAAAAGAAAATCCCGGCTGGCTTGTATGGCTGGATGCTGACACAATAATTACAAAGCCTTTAAGCAGAGGTAATCTTTTAGAAAACTTACCTACTGGATCAGACCTAGTACATCTAGGAAGAAAGAATTTTACATATAGTGAAACATCTTTCATTGGTTTAAATCTAGAAAGTCAAGTACCTGTAGATTTCTTAGGAGATTTCTTAGGTGCCTACTTATCAGGAGAAATATTACAGTACAGAGAATGGCATGATGGTTTTATCTTTGAAAGATTACTTACTATTTATAAAGCACATGGTTTAAAGTATCATGATTGGACGGGACACATAGATATTAAAAGCATGACACATGGTAAGCAAGCCTTTGAGTTATTTCCTCTTGGAGATTATATAGAACATAAAAAGGGTGCTAAGAAAAAGAATAATCTAGAAGTTTCTCCTGATGTTACAGGACCAGCAAGATACAAACAAATTGGTCGGATGATAGAAATTTATAAACCAAACTCTATTGTAGAAACTGGTACATGGAATGGTGGTCGAGCTATTGAGATGGCTATGGCAGCATTCCAGCATGTAGATGAAGTTACCTATACAGGCTACGATCTTTTTGAAGAGGCTACAGAGGCACTTGATAAAGCAGAGCTAAACAGCAAGGCGCATAATAGTTTAGAGGCTGTAGAGGCTAGGTTAAATGAGTTTGCAGGTGCCATGGAAAGCCAAGGAAAAACATTTAACTTCACTCTCTTGAAAGGAGATACAAAAGAGCATCTTAAAAATACTAAAGTAGACTTTGCTTATATTGATGGTGGACATTCAGAAGATACAGTCAACCATGATTATGAGATGCTTAAAGAATCAGACGTTATTGTTCTTGATGATTACGTTAGTAAGGATGAGAACGGTAACGATCCCGGTGAAGAGTTCTATGGTGTAAATAAAATTATAGAAAAGTTTGAAGGTCGTAAAAAAGTTCTACCTTCTCAAGATAGGATTGTAGAGGGAGGTATAACACACCTAGCAGTTATTATTAATAATGATAATATCCCTGATATTCCAGAAAACTTTACTAATGTTCCTATCGTTATTCAACCTAGAGACTGTATGCCAAAGGAAGACATTCAGAATAATGTAAAACAAAATACTAAAATTATTAAGAAGTGGGTTGGTAGAGCAAGTCCTAACGACGAGGTTGCTCTTATAGTTTCTGGTGGATCAAGCACTGACTTTGATAAGGTTAGGTCTATTATTAAAATGGAAGGTGAGGAAAGAACAAAGGTGGTATGCGTTAAACATTCTTATCCTACTCTCCTCAAAGAAGGTATCCCGCCTTGGGCATGTGTAATCCTAGACCCTAGACCTATTGAAGGTATAAGTACACATGGTGTTGTACGAAAAGATTTATTTAAAAAAATTGATAAGAAGACAATCTTTATGCCAGCATCTATGACTGATCCCTCTATTACCAAACTTATTAAAAAGAAAACAAATAATATTATTGGATGGCATGCATTCACACAATCACTTCAAGAAAATCAAAAAGATAAGCTTGTTAATAATGCAGTAAAGGTAAATGAAGAGCTTGGTATTGCAGAAGGGGCTACCATGATTACTGGAGGAACCTGTGCTGCTATGAGATCGATAGGCATTATGCACACACTAGGGTTTAGAAAGTTCCATCTGTTTGGTTATGACTGTTCTTTCCCAGAGCCATCCGAAGAAGAAAAAGAAAAACTATTAGAGGATGGAAAGCCTAAGTATCTAAAGGTAGGTATTAAAGATAAAGAATACTGGACAACGGGAGAACTTATTGCTATGGCACAAGATTGTGAAAAGCTTTTCTCAAAAGAAGATGTTGACATGAAGATTAATTTTCATGGAGAGGACACCCTTGTTGCTTCTTGTTGGGAACTATCTCCAGTACATCAACTAAAACACTACCATCAAGTACTAGATTTATAGGAGGAGATTATGTTAGGAATTGCAGAGAGTGTTATTGGAGTAGCTGGTAAAGTCCTTGATAAATTTGTAGAGGATAAAGATTTAAAAACTAAACTTGACGCAGAACTTAGATCACAATTAATTAATCTAGATACTCTTCAAGCACAAACAAATATGGAACAAGCTAAACATGATTCTATTTTCGTTGCTGGGGCAAGACCAGCTATCATGTGGATATGTGCCTTTGCTTTGGCTTGGCAGTACATCCTAGCCCCTATGGGAGCATGGGCATTGGCTGTATGGTATCCTGTTGTAACACTCCCAGAGCTAGGCACTGAGGAGCTTACAGGGCTTATCATGGCATTACTCGGATTAGGAGCAGCTAGGTCATACGAAAAATCTAAGGGCGTAGCAAGGAACAGTATGAATAGGTAGTTAATATGTTAAATGAAAAACAGGAGAAATTTGCACAGGCGTATGTCTTAAATCATAATGCTACTGATGCAGCAAAAACAGCAGGGTACTCTGATAGATCAGCTTATAACCAAGGTTATAGGCTTCTACAAGAAGAGGCTGTAAAGGAAAGGATTGAAGAGTTATCAAGAGACTTAACAACTAATGTAGACGTTGTGTCTGAGATTGAAAAACAATATGAGTATGCTAAAGGTCAAGGACATATCAATAGTGCTATTAAGGCTCTTGAACTTTTGTCAAGAGTAAGAGGTAATACCGTTGATATAGGGAAGAATGTAGAAAAGGATGAGCTTGTAAACATGGTCGTAGGTTGTCTACAAGTTTTAGGTAAGGAAGAAGTAGATAAGATTATATCGAAGTGTACCTTTGATTAAGGCGGCATGGCCTGTTGAGAAATCATTTTTGAGAAGAAGAACCGAGTTGTTTCAAAAAGCTCATAAATAATTTTACATCTCCTCTTTTATTATTGGATGTTTACCATTATGCATGTGAGACAGTTTGTCTACACCAGCCTCTAAAACTTCTATTCTAGTTTCCATACGTTCTAAACTTCTATGGAGTTTTTCCCTATTATCAGGAGATAGTATACCTGATAATGTATTAATTTTATTTTCTGTTACCTGCGTACTAATATTATTTCTTTCTAAATTATCGTAGAGTTCAGTTATATTTTTTTGAATACCTTTTACATCATCTTCTAACTCAATACATTTCTGCCGAGTCACAATAAAGCTTGTGATCACAGAGATTAACATGCCACCCAATGTGATTAGCAGTCTAGCGTCCAACTCCATCAGTAGCTCCACACCCAAGGCCGAGGATGGCTATCCTCATTCATATTATCAAGATGTATAAATCTATTTTCTGCCGGACCTTTTTGAGCAACACCTATTCCGGTCATGCCATGTTTAATAGCAATTTGAATTAGCTTGTAAGCAACGGTTCCCATACACACTATGTCAACTGCTCTACCATAAGTATGTGGAGAGTTTGCAGAGCCGCCTATTTTAGCATTATGCTCAGGACTTCTGTATCCTGAAGATACAATTAAAGGTCTATCCATTTCCCTTCTAACACTAACAAGCATAGACATAAAATCTTCCTGCATATTACAGGCACCAGTACCCTTACACTCAAGTTCATTGATAGTAAAATATTCCCATTTAGACATATGAACCTCCGTTATGTCTCATTCTTAATGTAGATAACAGAAAAGTCAGCAGACACAAGATTGTTTGACCCTGAACTAACTGCTCTCATCTCAAGGTCAGTCTTTTCCTGCACTTCAATTGGATATTTAACAACAAAGTCTGCTATACCACCAGACCCAATAGTTTTTTTTATCATAGTTCTAAATACACCACCAAAATTTCTTTGTATTGCTCTGATAGCGACGTACTGATTGGCATTTGTTGTACCTGTTGCCACATTAAAATGATCAAAGTATCCTGTATAACCTGCAGGTACTGTCCAAAGTCCCATAAGAGTTTGATTCTCTCCCAGTGTAATCTGAGCATAGATAGTAGCAGGAACACCAGTAGTTACAGTTCCTACACCCACATAGATATTACCTGCTGCTGTACCTCCTGATCCTGCTGTCAGAACATATGCTCTGCCTACTCTAAGAAAAGAGGTGGTAGTATTTACTGCTGTCTGACCATTGAGAGTTACAATTTCTTCTACCTCGTTGTAGTCTGCATCAAGACCTTGAACAAGAATAGTCCTTGCTCCTGTACCTGCAGCAGTATCATCAGCAGAACCAGATGAAACTTTCATCACAGTAGCTGCAGATGGATAAGCATAGATACCACCAGCATCCCAGATAGTTTCTTCAACACCGTTAATATCTGGATTAAATCCAAATTTAAAGATGATCTTATGCTCAAGTATTTGATTA